CACCAAACAGAGGAGCTGTATATGGAAGAACAGTTTGCCAAGATAATCGTAGAGTATTCTTTTATGCAGACGATGGATTTTTTGAAATTAATGGCGACCAAGTAATTCCAATCGGTGCAGAAAAAGTTAATAGATTTTTTGATACAGATTTAAACAAAGCATTTAGTGATAGAATTTGTGCTGCTGTCGATCCATTCAATCAGTTAGCATTATGGTTATATCCAAGTGCATCTGATACTGCGAATACAACTGGTATTTGTGATAAAGTTTTAATTTACAATTATGCTACTCAAAAATGGTCAACTGCAGAAGCTAGTGCTAGTACGATATTCTCACAATTCGTTGGTGCATATACTGTAGAACTAATGGACATTATTTCAGAAAACTTAGAAAATATTAATATTGCTTTAGATACTGACTTTTGGAATGGTGGACAATTATTACTAGGTGCTATAGATAATAATTATAAAGCTGCTATTTTCTCAGGTACTGCAAATGAAGGTGAAATAGAAACTTCAGAATTAGAGTTGTTTCCAGGACTAAGATCGAATATAACAGGCATTAGACCAATAGTTGATGCAACAGCTTCAGTTACTATAAAAACTAGAGATAGATTAGCAGATGATGTAACTGAATCTAGTTCGGTAAGCATGAATTCTACAGGTATCAATCCAGTAAGACAGTCTGGTAGATATGTTAAAATTAATGTAAAAATACCTAGTGGTGGTGTTTGGAAAGATGCTCAAGGAATTGATTTAATTGCATCAAGAGCAGGGTTGCGATGACAGATAAAACTGATATAGATAATGTTAGATACAGTTTTGAAACTCAAGAGTTTTTCCAAAGACAAATTGAGGAAGCTATCAACGCATTAATAAATGAAAAGAACCAAGAAAACAATAAAGCCTTTGCTTGGTTTATAGGAGATTAAAATGGCAGGAATAAAAGATTATTCAACAACACAAGCAAACAATACAAACTTAAATGGTATCTCTACTGCCGAAGGGATGCTACCATCTAATCTAAACAATGCCATTAGAGCATTGATGAAGAATACTAGAGAATGGTTTAATGATTCTCAATGGGTAGAATATGGAGATGGTGATGGTGCTTATACTGCAAGTTATGCAAGTGCAACATCTTTTACAATAGTTGGTGTTGATGTAACTGCAATTTATCATGCAGACAGAAGAATTAAAATTACTGCTACAACTCCAGGAACTATTTATGGAACAATTAGTTCATCAACTTTTTCAACAGACACTACAGTTAATGTAACTTGGGATTCAGGAAACTTATCTAACGAAGCTATAGATAATGTTTATATTGGTGCTATATCAAAAACAAATACATCTATTCCTGGTGGTGTTATTGGTACAATTCAATTAGCAGATGGTAGTGTTACAACTGTTAAAATCGCTGCTGATGCAGTTACTGGTGCAAAGATTGCAGATGATAGTATTGATAGTGAACATTATGTAGATGGTAGTATTGATACTCAACATATTGCAGACTTACAAATTACAAATGCCAAGATGGCAGCTAACTCAGTTGATTCAGATCAATATGTAGATGGATCTATAGATACAGTACACATAGCTGATTCTCAAATCACTAATGCTAAAATGGCTGCTAATTCTGTGGACTCAGATCAATATGTTGATGGCAGTATAGACACAGTTCACATTGGAGATAGCCAAATAACAACTGCTAAGATTGCAGATTCAAATATTACTTCAGCAAAAATTTTAGATGGTACTATTGTTAATGCAGATATTAATGCTAGTGCTGCTATTGATGCTACTAAAATTCATGATGGTACAATTTCAAATACAGAATTTGGTTATTTAAATAATGTTTCATCAAATATTCAAACTCAATTAGATGCTAAACTTGTTAAAGCAAATAACTTATCAGATTTAACTTCAGCTAGTACAGCTAGAACTAATTTAGGTTTAGGAACAATTGCAACTCAAAATGCAAACAATGTTTCTATATCTGGTGGTTCAGTTACAGGTCTTGGAGATCCTTCTGTTTCATCTGAAGCTGCTACTAAAAATTATGTAGACCAAGCTGTTGCAGGACTAAGAACTAGAATTATTGCAGAAGCTGCTACAACTGCAAATATAGATTTAACAGCAGACTTACAAAATGGTGATACACTTGATGGTGTAACATTAGTTACTGGAGATAGAGTTTTAGTTAAAAACCAAACAGATGCTACAGCTAATGGATTATATATTGTAGTAGCTAGTGGTACTGCTTCAAGAGATCCACAATTTGACACAATAGCTGAACTATCTGGTCAAATGATTGTAGTCAATCAAGGTACAGCAAATGACAATAAAATCTTTTTATGTACTACTGATTCTAATGCAACTATTGGTGTAAGCAATATTACTTATACACAAGTTACTCCAGCTAATGTTGGAACAGTAACTTCAGTAGGGGTAGCTGATTCAGGTTCTTCAGAATTTACAGTAGCAAATTCACCAATTACTTCATCAGGAACTATTACCTTAGAAGTAAATGCTATTGATAATTCTAAGATTACTGGATTAGGAACTGCTGCTACATTAAATGTTGGAACTTCAGCAAACAATGTGGTACAATTAGATGGTTCTGCAAAATTACCTGCTGTAGATGGCAGTCAATTAACAAACATAGATGCTGCAAGTCCTGGATTTGCAATAGCTATGGCAATAGCTTTATAAGGAGAAAACATGGCACAAAACTTTAGAAGATACACTTCAAATGATGTAGGAACTTCTGCTGCAACATTATTTACTGCTGACAGTTATGATACTGTAGTAGGAATATCTGTTGCTAATGTTACAGCTTCTGCTGTAGTAGCATCTGTCTATATCAATGATGGTGCAAATGATATTTACTTAGTTAAAGATGCTCCAATTCCTGCAGGTTCAGCACTACAAGTTTTAGATGGTGGTGCTAAGTTTGTAGTTCAATCTGGAGATGCTTTAAAAGTAATATCAGACACAGCTTCATCATTAGATGTTTGGGTATCAACAGTAGACGCAATTAGTTCATAGGAGAAATAAATGCCTTTCATAGGAAACAAACCAACAGCAATACCTCTAAGTGCTGATGACTTAGAAGATAATATTATTAGTACAGCAAAGATACAAGACAATGCTGTAACTGCTGCTAAGTATATTGAACCAATACCATTCAGAAACATCATCATCAATGGTGATATGAGTCTTGCTCAAAGAGGAACTTCAACAGCTTCTATTACAGGAACCGATTATCATACAGTAGATAGATTTAAAACAATCATCACTACTTTAGGAACTTGGACACAATCACAATCAACTGATGTACCAACTGCTCAAGGTTTTTCTAAGTCTTTAAAAATGGATTGCACTACTGCTGATGGTAGTCCAGCAAGTGGGGATAGTTTAAGAATTACTACACATCTTGAAGGTCAAAATTTACAATATTTAAAAAAAGGAACTTCATCTGCTGAAAGTTTAACCATGTCATTTTGGGTTAAATCTAATAAAACAGGAACTTACATTTTAGAACTTTACGATTTAGATAACACTAGACAAATTTCAAAATCTTATACAATTAATTCAGCATCAACTTGGGAAAAGAAAACTATAACTATTGATGGAGATACTACTGGTATTTTTGATAATGATAATGGGTTAAGTTTAATTGTTGGTTGGTATTTAGGTGCTGGGAGTAATTTTACATCTGGAACTTTAAATACTTCTTGGAACTCTGCAACAAATGCCAACAGAGCCGTAGGTCAAGTCAATCTTGCAGATAGCACAGCTAACGAATGGTACATCACAGGTGTACAATTAGAAGCTGGAACAACTGCTTCGGACTTTGAGTTCTTGCCTTATGATTTAAATTTACAGAGGTGTCAGAGGTATTATGAAGTAATAGCAGAAGGAACTGGATCACCTATTCAAAATGCTGCTGTATATGCTTCTACTAGTGGTTTTGCTGTCTTAACTTATACAGAAAAAAGATCAGCACCAAGTTTGGATCAAACAACTGGAACTAATTATTACAGTATTTTAAGAGATGGATCAGCTCAAAATTTTAATCAGTTTGGAAGTATTGGACAAGTTCAAAATTCTAGATGTAGAATAGTTGCAACAATTCCATCTTCAACAGCAGGTCAAGCAGGTTGGTTTGTAACAGCTAATGATGCAAATGCTTATTTAGCTTTAGATGCGGAGTTATAATTATGATTGATACAATAACAAAAAACTATGATTTAATAACAAATGAATTTTGTAGTTACCAAGTAACTTATGTAAATTCTAATAGAGAAAAATCAGTACCACTAGACGAAGCAAACACAGATTACCAAGCAATACAAGAGTGGATAGCAGAAGGTGGTGTGGTAATAGATAATGGGGGTGGAGAGTAATGGCATATATAGGAAAAACCCCAGTAATAGGAAACTTTGTTAAGCTAGACGCAATAAGTGTAGTTAATGGTCAAGCTGCATACACTATGCAAAATGGTGGTGTTAACTTTACTAGCTATGACAATGTTAATCAATTTCTAGTAAGTCTAAATGGAATTTTACAATCTCCAACAGATAGCTTTACTGTATCTGGTTCTACACTTACCTTTGCTAGTAACCTATCTACTGGAGATGTTATAGATTTTGTAATGGTATTAGGTAATACCTTAGACATAGGTACTCCTTCAGATAATACTGTTTCACTTGCAAAATTAACAGCAACAGGAACTAAAGATGCTACAACCTTTTTAAGAGGAGATAATAGTTTTGCGGAAGTACCTGCTGGTGGAATTACAATGGCAGACCAATGGAGAATAACTGCAAATCATACAACAAGTGGAACTATTACTTCAAATTGGGAAAGAGTAGATAATACTGGTTGGGGTGGTATTGGAACTGGAATGACAGAAAGTTCTGGTGTTTTTACTTTTCCATCAACTGGTGTTTATTCAATTAGATTTACTTGTCAAGGTAATGGTGTAGATAATGATAATATTAATGGATATATACAAGTAACTGTAAACAATGCTGATTATACTGATGTAGCAAGAGCTAATTATTCAACAACGGCTGGAGAATTTAACGCATCATCAACTGAATTTTTATTTGATGTAACTAATGTTACTACACATAAAGCTAGAATGAAAGCTGATTCTATTGATGCTGGTTCAGCTGTAGTTGGTAGCACATCAGAAAGCCAAACTTTTGTAACATTTGTAAGATTAGGAGATACATAAAATGGATAAAGATTATTTACAATTAGCATTAGCAACTTTCAATGGTGGAGATTGGTATGGTTGGAAAACACATGATGACAATGGTAATAAAATTCCTAATGAACATAGAATGTGTTATGAGTGTATTAAAATTATTAAAGATGGTGCTACCATGCCAAGCAAAGCAGAAGTAAATGCAAAGATTGAAGAATTAAAACAAGCTGATGCAGATAAAGAAACTAAAAAAGCATCTGGCAAACAAAAACTTTTAGACTTAGGTTTAACTGAAGAAGAAGTAAAAGCATTGATTGGGGTATAATCTATGAGATTATTTTACCAATCAAGAAATTCTTTGTTTGTGAAACAAACAATAGCATTGATAGGAGTATAACATGGCTTTAGCTTCGTTATACTTCGCTAAAGAAATGAGAGGTATCTCATGGCTCTAAAGTTCGCAGTAAATAATTCATTAAGTGCAATCACTAGCTTACCCTCTGGCATATCTGGTGGTGCATTAAATCTTATCTCTACCCAAACAGCAAGTGCTAGTGCATCTATTTCTTTTACATCTGGGATAGATTCTACTTATGATTCCTATATGTTTAAGTTTATTAATATGCATCCAGCTACAGACACAGCATATTTAACTTTTCAAGGTTCTACAAATAGTGGTTCAAGTTATGGAGTTACAATTACTTCTACTGCTTTTTATGCTAGACAAATTGAAAGTGGTGGAAACACAGAATTAAGCTATAATGGAAGTGCAGATTTAGCACAATCTACAAGTTATCAAAGAATTTCGCAAGGTGTTGGAAATGGTAATGATGAAAGTTGTTCTGGAGAATTATTTATTTACAATCCATTATCTACAACTTTTGTTAAACATTTCATGGGAAGAATGCCAACTTATCAATCTGGTGATTATATTTATGATCAATATACTGCTGGTTATTTCAATTCTACATCTGCTCTTGATGCATTTGATTTCAAATTTTCATCTGGAAACATAGATGCTGGAACAATCAAAATGTATGGAGTTTTATAATGTTAGTTAAGCACAACAACAATTCAATATCTGACATAACTTCTGCTGGACAACTTGCACAAGGTAAGATGACTTTAATATCTGAACAAACTGCAAGTGGTAGTGCTTCAATATCATTTACAAGTGGAATAGATAGCACCTATCCAATATATCGTTTTGAGTTTATTAATATGCACCCATCAGTAAATAAATGTTTTTTTGGATTTCAAACAAGTACAAATGGTGGGTCTAGTTATGGAGTTACTTGTACATCAACTTGTTTTGGAACTGGACATACTGAAAATGATGTAGAAGCAATTTTATTTTATGCTTCTGCAAGTGATTTAGCACAATCTACAAGCTATCCTCAATTAGGTATTTATGATAGAATTGGTATTGAAAATGATATGTCTTTGTCTGGCTCTTTAATATTATTCAATCCATCTTCAACTACATTTGTAAAACATTTTATGTTTGATAGTTTTCATTCAGGTGCTGATGGTGGTGCTGCCAACACAAAATCTGCTGGATATTTCAATACTACATCAGCTATTAATGCAATAGATTTTAAATTTTTTAATGCCACATCAAACATAGATGACGGCACAATAAAACTATATGGAATAAAAGGAGATTAATGTTAATTAAACTAAACGACAGAGCAGTAAAAGATGTAACTCAATTTGGTTCTATAAGTTCATTGGGTAGCTTAACTCATATCTCAACTGCTACTGCTAGTTCTAGTGCTAGTATAGAGTTCACATCTGGTATTGATAGTACATATAAGGAATATGTTTTTTATTTTGTGAATATTCATACATCTGCAACAGCAAATTTTACTTTCAATGGCTCAACAGATAGTGGTTCAAATTACAATACAACAAAAACTACAACTCATTTTACACCTGGTCATAATGAAGCTGATAGTAGTACATATTTAGATTATGATACTGGAAAAGATTTAGCACAATCTACATCATTTCAATCATTAGGTTATGGTATTACCACAGGAAATGATGAAAGTTTATCAGGTTATATGCACTTATTTAATCCATCATCTACTACTTTTGTAAAACATTTTATAGCATCTGTTCAATATTATGATTCAAATTTTAGTCAAAATTCATTTGTAGCTGGATATATGAATACTACATCTGCTGTAGATGCTATCAAGTTCCAAATGTCTAGTGGAAACATAGATAGTGGAGAGATATTGCTATTTGGAGTTAATTAATATAAAAGGAGATTATTATGACAGCACCACATAAATTAGTTAATGGTCAAATCGTACCTTTAACAGCAGAAGAAATTGCACAAAGACAACAAGATGAAATTGCTTGGAACAATGGTGCATTTGATAGAGCTATGGCAGATTTAAGACAAAGAAGAAATACTTTGTTATCTGCTAGTGATTGGACACAACTACCAGACACTACTTTAACAACTGCTGAAAAAACTGCTTGGATGAATTATAGAACTGAACTTAGAAATATTACAAATGGATTAACAACTGTTGAGCAAGTTAATTCTGTAGCATTTCCAACTAAACCTGCTTAATGTCTTGTAATAATGTCAATCCAATAACAGGTGGAAGTACAGTTGGTAACATTCCATTTTATTTAGCAGTTCAACAAGGTAAAGTTCCTGGTTACTCTATGGTCAATAAGTTTGGATATAACTCAACCATTGGATCAGGTTCTTTTGAAACTATTTGGGAAACAGGAGATAATTATCCTTATCAATCTACAGCGGTTACTGTTGATGTTGTTAGTGATAATACTAATGATG